CTGCGCTGGCGCCGACATTTACCGGGGTCAAAAAGGGTAAATAGTGTACATAGACCCTGCCAGCCAGCCAGCCAGCCAGCCAGCCAGCCAGCCAGGTGCCAGGTGCCAGGTGCCAGGTGCCAGGTGCCAGGTTGCCCGCTGGCATACACCAAATAGGCCATATTTCACGCATTCCAGAGTCTACCGGCTCGACCGGCTGACCGGCTGACCGGCTGACCGGCTGACCGGCTGACCGGCTGACCGGCTGACCGGCTGACCGGCTGACCGGCTGACCAGGCATCGAGCATCGAGAATTGTTGCAGCGCAGCATGGGGGAGGGCGGGCCTTGCGCCAAGAGCACAGGTCAGGGTAGGAGCCGTAAGGATTTTTTCAAAATTTTTTATGTCTGCAAGCCAAACGCTTACGCCCCCACATCAGCCCCCACATGCGCCACCACATAGGCCAAATAGGCCAAATGGACAACACGTTTCAGGCCGTGGTATAACGCAGCCATGTTCCGCTCACTGCCGTTAGCGATCCGACCCAGACTTCAGGCGACAGAGGCGCGTCTGGACTCCATATACAAAGCAGCATCTTTAGGGTTGAAAGGAGATTCACTGGCACTGGCGTCGGGGATGCTGCCTTTGGAGTACCGGCAATTGTGCCAATTTGACCCATTGGCTGAGCTGGCGGCGCAGAAGGGCAAGGCCGACAATGAGCTGCGCGCAGCGCAGCGTCTGAACGAGGCGTCTGAAGCGGGCGACGCCAAGGCGAGCCTGGCGATCCTCCAGCATGTGCATGGCTGGACGGCCCGGCAGGAGATCAGTGTGGACGTCTATCAGAAGATCAGCGTCATCACGGCGCTCGAGCAAGCCCGCGCCAGAGTGATCGAGGGAACGGTGATAGATGGCTGATAACAAGCTGGCACCCCAAAGCAAGAACAAACTGCCTTGGTATGAACAAGCGTTGCCGATGGAAGGGCGCGCAACCTTTTTGCCTTTTCAAGACACTATGCCAGGTTCAGTAATGAACCAGCGCAGTTTTGCGTTACCCGGCATTATTGCCGGCGCAGCCAACGCAATCACCGCGCCGGGGCGAGCCTACAGCGGCAGCGACCCAACCTTTAACCCCGAGGAAGAAGCGGCGAACTTTGCCTTGAATGTAATGGGCGGCGGCATGGGCGCGTCAAGAGCAGCGCCCCCACCCGCTGGTTCGTTGGGGATGTTTATAGGCAAAAATGCCAAAACGTGGGATTCTATTGCAGCGGCAAAAGCAATACAGCTGGAAAAAGCGGGTGTAGACGCAAGAGCAATCTGGCAACAAACCGGCACTTGGAAAGCACCCGACGGTATGTGGCGGCAAGAGATACCTGACGCATCCGCCGGCTTTAGAATGGATTTTAACTCTGTTGTGCCAAGCAAAAGCAATGCTTACATGCCGGTTCGAGACTTGCCTATCGGCGGCGCGTTTAACCACCCCGAACTATACGCGGCGTACCCAGACATACTCCGCACGGGGCGCATGGAGGTTGCCAAATCACCCGACTGGATGCCCGCGTCAAGCAATTCAGGAAGCCAACGGGGCAATCAGTTTACCGTGCGAAATAAGACTGAAGAGGGCGCAAGGTCTACGGTTTTGCATGAGTTGCAACACGCGGTGCAACAACGCGAAGGTTTTGCCCCCGGTGGTGGGGAAAGTCAATTTTATGCCGAAATATTAAAAGACGTAAAAACAAAACACCCCCTAGCGTCATCCGCTGACATAGCCAATATTGCGTCTACTGAAGCCTTTCGCCGCTATCGTGCGTTAATGGGCGAAGCTGAAGCGCGGGCTACAGAAGCGCGGGCTAACTTAACCGCTGCCGAACGAAGAAACGTGCTGCCGGAAAAGTCATACGATTTGCCGTTGCAACTTTTACGGGCTAAGTAATGCAGTTACCGATCTATCAGTCTGAGGAGGAACAGCGGCTGATGGTGGAGCTGTGGTCGCCCGCGCTGGCCGACGACCCCGAGGCGTTTGTCCTCTTTGCGTTCCCCTGGGGCCAGAAGAACACCCCGCTGCACAAGTTCAAAGGGCCGCGCAAGTGGCAACGGGAAGTCCTGCGCGACATCAAGAAGCACATCGACGGTAACAAGGGCAAGATCCAGATGGACACGCTGCGAGAAGCGGTGTCATCAGGTCGCGGAATTGGCAAGTCGGCCCTAGTATCTTGGCTGGTGCTGTGGATGCTGACCACCCGCATCGGCGCGAGCGTCATCATCAGCGCCAACTCGGAGTCGCAACTAAGGTCAGTGACCTGGGCCGAGCTGACCAAGTGGGCGGCGATGACCATCAACAACCACTGGTTTGAGATCAGCGCGACCAAGCTGGTGCCGGCGGCGTGGCTGTGCGAGCTGGTCGAGCGGGATCTCAAGAAAGGCACACGTTACTGGGCTGCGGAAGGCAAGCTGTGGTCGGCGGAGAACCCCGACAGCTACGCGGGCGTCCACAACCAGGACGGCATGATGCTCATCTTCGACGAGTCGAGCGGCATCCCCAACCCAATCTGGGAGGTTGGCGCCGGGTTCTTTACCGAGAACACACCCGATCGGTATTGGTTTGCCTTCAGCAACCCCCGGCGCAATGAAGGGTACTTTTTCGAGTGTTTCCACGCCAAACGGGCGTTCTGGAACACGCGCAGCGTGGACGCAAGGACGGTGGAGGACACCGACAAGCAGGTCTATGAGCAGATCATCGCAGAATACGGAGAAGATTCGCCACAGGCGAAGGTCGAGGTGTACGGCGAGTTTCCGGACGCAGGCGAGGATCAGTTCATCAAGCCGCTGCTGGTCGAGGACGCGATGGGCCGCGAGCGGTGGAAGGACACCACGGCACCGATTGTGCTCGGGATAGATCCCGCGCGCGGCGGCGCTGACTCTACCGTGCTGGTGGTGCGCCAGGGGCGGGACATTATCGCCATCAAACGCTACTCGGGCGAGGACACCATGACCATCGTCGGACGGGTGATTGACGCCATCGAGGAGTACAAGCCGATCCTGTCGGTAATCGACGAAGGGGGCCTTGGATACGGAATACTTGACAGGTTGACAGAACAGCGATACAAGGTGCGTGGGGTAAACTTTGGCTGGAAGGCCAAGAACGCCATTATGTGGGGCAACAAACGGGCTGAGATGTGGGGCTTGATGAAGGACTGGTTGAAGACAGCATCCATTCCTGGCGACCGGCAGCTAAAGGCTGATCTGGTCGGCCCGATGAAGAAGCCCAACAGTAGCGGTACGATTTTCCTTGAAGGAAAGAAGGAAATGCGTAGTAGAGGTCTAGCCTCACCCGATGCCGCCGACGCGCTGGCGGTGACGTTTGCCTTCCCCGTCGCGCACCGCGAGTACCGCGAGCCTGCGCGCCGCGTAAACTCTCAGTCAAACAGTGTAACCAACTCTTGGATGGGATCGTGAAGAAAAGCGTGTCTCTAGCTGTGGGTCGAGGCGAGAAGCTCCCCGTTAGCAAGGGCGCTGGCCTGACCGCCAAGGGCCGAGCCAAGTACAACGCAGCCACTGGTAGCAACTTGAAGGCACCCGCGCCCAGCCCGAAGACCGCCGCAGACAAGGGGCGCAAGGCGTCCTTTTGCGCTAGGATGTCTGGCGTAGTCAAGAACGCCAGTGGCCCCGCTGAACGTGCAAAAGCCTCTCTTAAACGATGGAAGTGCTGACCATGAAACCAGGACTCTACGCAAACATTAACGCCAAGCGCGACAGAATAGCTGCGGGCAGCAAAGAGAAGATGCGTAAGCCGGGCGCCCCCGGCGCACCCACGGCCAAGGCGTTCAAGCAGTCTGCCAAAACAGCGAAGAAGCGATAGCCATGCCACTGGTCAAGTCAAAGTCACCCGCCGCCTTCCGCAAGAACATCAAGGCCGAGGTTGCCGCTGGCAAGCCGGTGAAGCAGGCCGTTGCCATTGCCTATTCGGTCAAGCGCGAAGCCAAGAAGAAGGGTAAGTAGTGGCCTATCAGGACACAGGCATCAACGAAGCCGGGGCAGTAGCCTCTGGCGGCACTAAGTCCGACCGTGACAACGGCGAGATGCTGGCGACCATGCGTACTCGCCTGACGATGGCGATTGCGGCGTACTCGGACTCCCGAGAGGACGAGCTGGACGACCTGCGCTTCCGTGCGGCCTCACCTGACAACCAGTGGCAGTGGCCTGCCGACGTGCTGGCAACACGCGGCTCGGTGCAAGGCCAAACGATCAACGCTCGCCCATGTTTGACCATCAACAAGCTACCGCAACACGTGCTGCAAGGCACCAACGACCAGCG